TTTTTTTTTGGGATATTATTTTAAACAGTCATGTTCACGACTGGATATCTCATCACTTTTTGGTGATAAAAAAGGGACCCACTGAGCTAGCTCTGGAATTTAAAGAGTGACTTTTACCTTATAATGATACGTTGAATGTGCGTCATGCATTGAAAACGGAACCCTGTGGTTTGATTGAAAAAGGGAGTTATACGCTTTATGAATCAGCGCTCTACGATACTTTCCATTTATTTAACACTTACATGAGTTTGTGAAATGGTGCATTAAGAATGGACGGCTGTGATAGAAATTTATTTCTATTCCCATTCCACTTAAACGATCCATGGGAAAAGGTCGGGATGTAATCCTTGGCTTCGCGATCCAAGTTTAAAAGTTACATCATTAAAAGTGGGTCTCATCACCTGATGAGGCTTATTATTATCAATTGTTTACCATATTCAAAAAATGGTTTTTTATTACAAGTTCCTAGGTTTAGGAAAAGTATCTGATCAAAACAGCATAAAGCTAATTGATTGTTATAATTCACTTATTAAAAGTGTGAAAAAAGATTTTAAATTTACAATTAAAATTGAAAATCTGAGAGGCTTAGTGAATAGAATAAATCAATTTTCGACCCCCGGTTTTGAAAAAGGTGCTGTATCTCTCTTACGCAATATTTTTGGTAAGGACAAACTAAATATTATTGATATTGACGTTACCCCAACAAAAAAAGATGTTAAAGAATCTGATTCAGAAACGTTGAAACTTATCGCTCAAAACAAAGGTCCAGATTTTACTAGGATAGATTCAAATCAATTTGTTAATGTGCTATTACATATTAATAACAAGCTTAGAAAAGAGGGGAGGATTTACAAAGGATTTAGAAAATTTGAGAATTGCATTCTTCAAATTCCAAAAAATACATCATCAGGATATCCATATTTTGGTAAAAAAGGGGACAAGAAAGTTATTAATTCGACCAGAATTGATTATTTAAAATTCTTTAAAGAATCTAGAACAAATAAATATCTTTGGAAGTTTCCAATTATAATTTTCCATAGATTCCAATCTCAATTAATTAAGACTGTTAGAGGAATTGAGAAAAAGATTAAAATAAGACAAATTCAAGGTGCCCCTTTTCTAATAATAATTTTAGAAGTTTTCTTCTTTAAGGACTTCAAAGATTTATTCTTGAAAACTTTCGATAACATAACGATTGGGCTAACTAGAGTCAAAATATCAGGGAAGATAGATGTTGTTAGAAGAAATGCAAGATCTACAAATCGTAAGATTTTTTGTGGTGATTTAAGTAAATGTGATGTATCGGTTTCGAAATCCTTGATGGTTGCTCTTTATTCTACAGCTTTTCAGTTCATAGACCGGAATCTTTGGAACAAAGCAAGTTACCTAGTTTACTATCTGATCAACTCTCCAATAATATCTACTGATGGGAGAATTTATGTTTCAAAA